CCTTATAGCCTGCTTTTAGACACTTTCTAGTAAATTGTCTAATAGAAGATTTCTTCATTCCTATTTTATACTGTTATTTACTGGCAACGTCCCGCCTCCGCAATCTCCGCACCATTGCACATACACGTCTGCGTCTTGCAGATATCGCCGTTCTTGATCGCCGGCGGGAAAACATACTGCTCCTGGAAGCCCTCCAACTTCTTCGTCAGGCGCCGTACCGCCTTGTGAGTCATAGCATAGATAAGGGCAAAAAGAACGCCGTGCGTTACTGCGACAATAATCGGCGTGCTTTTCGGTGGTAACGTAACAAGGATACCGGGTGTAAGGGCAATAAACAGCAGTGCCGTAAAGGCAAACATCAACGGGTTGAACATCTCTATCTATGTGCGGGTTTAAAATCCACTAGGTCTAAATTAAGGAGATTCACAATGACATCTCGCTCTGGCGGTTTAATGGAACTTGTCTCAAGAGGCAAAAAGGATATCTTTTTTACTGCGAATCCTAAGGTATCGTTCTTTCACGGCGTCTATATGCGATCAGTTCCATTCACAAAAGAAATCTATGTAACACAACCACGTAATGCCCCGGATTGGGGACGGTGGGTTGATTTTGATATTGACCACCGCGGCGACCTTGCGAAATACTTCTTTCTCCGTATCAACCTTCCTACCTGGCTGCCACCCTTGGCTGTTGCCGCCAATCCTACCGGCATCGTAACCGACGCTAGCGGTGTCACCTTCGGCTATACAAATAGCATCGGATTTCAACTTATCAATAAAATACAAGTATTCCAAGACCAGGTTCTTATTCACGAATATTACGGTGAATATCTTACGTGGCGTCAACGCCAAAAAGCGGAAACAGGTCCGATTTTTCTAATGTACGACGAAGTCGGCTCACGATTGGAAACGCCCCTTGCCATTGGTCGGTCTGCTACGCTGC